TAAAAGACAAGCTGAAGCCCGAAAGGAATGTAAAGCAAGATCTTTTAAAAGGTAAAAAAAATAATGGACAGCCAAAATTTAAAAACAACAAACTCGGAAAGGGTGCAGGTGAAGTTGATAAAGAAGACCTAGAAATAAAAACCTATAGTTCAAAAGAAGAAGCAAGACAAGTAAACAATCCAATTAGTCCAGGACAGACCGCATTTACTGATCCGGATAGCAGAAATAAATATTTAGTTTTACAACAATCTGGTTTAAATGTTTTAAGGTCAGAGATAATTGGTGCATTGGAATTCATCCCTATTACAGGAGACAAATCAGAAGACATTAAACAGTTCCAAAAAAGATATATTCAAGATGGAGGTATAAATTCTTTAGCAATTAGAAATGTAGGACGTTTAATTGAGCTTCACAGACAAATAAGAGACTACATAGTTTTGACTGCAGAAAAAGTTTTAGAAAGATCATTTCCTGAATATAGATCAGACATAATCAATCTTTTAAAAGGTATGGTTCAAATATATTTTAATTCAGGTCAAATATTAAGAGATCAAAATGCAATAGATACAAGCAACAAAACACCAATTGAAGCTATTACTGATAGGATTATAATCTCTAACGAATTGTTAAACAAAAATAGAAATGAAATATTAAGTAATCGTTTTATTCGATCAATAATTCACTCTTTCATTTATAGTCATTTAATAGATGTCATGGTAAAATATATTTCTAAAGTTGGTAATATTTCTGAAGTATTTAAAAAATATTGGAGAATTGATAGAACTAAGAGTTTAGGCATTGAAGAATTATTAGGTGAATTAAACCAACGTGCAGATCTCAGCTCTTTTTTAAGTAAGTCAACTCTTCCTTCGTTAGGAAATTTTTATTCCAAAAACGATATTGAAAACATATTTGGTATTTTTAGAAGCGAATCAGATTCTGACTCTGATATGTATTATGAAATGCTTTGTCAAATGTACGGAATCATATCTTTTAATGACACGTGCACGTTACCCAGGCAGCCTAAAAATATTAATCCTTTAGTTTTGAATTTTGGAAATAGATACGACTTGGGTGACAGTTATCTAATTCTCAAAAATATAAGAGTGCCTGACTTAATTAACGTAGGTGGTGATACTATTTACACAAGGCTAGGATCGTATGACAGTCAAAGAATGATTAATGGCGACACTTATTTTAATTTATTTAGAAAAGTATCGATCGGAGATCAGCCGGACTTAACAATTGACAATCCTTCAATAGCTTTGCCCGAAGCTGTTGTGGGGACATTGTATGATTATGTTATTGAAAAAAGACATGAAGTACACGAATCTGAATCAGGTACAATTAATAATTTAGGAATTAATTTCTTAAACGATCTAGGGTATGGTACTGAAAGAAATAAATTTAATCGTTTTAAAAACTTATCAATATTTGGTTTTCCTTCCGAAACAACGCCGCGTGTTAAAGAAGTAGATAAATCAACGGCTTTTGGTAACAGATCTAATCCGCCTTTTTTATTTAATGGCTTTAATATCAACAATAGTGGTATTATTGATATGGAAAGCACAAAAACAAATACAGACTTTCCCGGTCAACAATATGTACCAGGTTCAGAGTTTTATATTGATAATATAGTTAGTGCAAACACATCAGATATTTTAGGGCTGCCTGAAGATACTATTACAGAAAATGAAAAAAGAGCAAAAGAAGCGTTTAAGAATATATCAACAAATTACTATCAACAAACTCTTAAATTTGCCTTGGATATGTCTTCTTTTTTTCCTGCGTATGAAACAATTGAAAACGCATCTAATGAATCCATATTTAAAAAAAGATCACCATATCACAGACTTAAGTCGTTATTGTTTTATTTAAAAAAAGATATAGAGGCACTCCAGCTTGACACATCTTTAATTCCTTTATTAGCAATGACAACAGCAGCTGGAAAAGAAGAATCTACAAAAGAGCAACAACTTAACACGTTTCTTGCTTCTTTTTGGGGCTATGTAGGTAGTTCACACTACAGAAAAGCACTTAATTTAGAAATTCATCACGGTGAAGCATCAGTAAAAATAGGCGAAGTATCTGATTTAATTGCATCGATGGCAAAATATTATAATATTGAAGTGGCAAAATATTTTATTGAAAATATTTGTGATATTAATATTACGCAAGGAAACAATTTACAATATTCATTTGGTGGAAGTATGTCTGTCTCATCGATTAGACAGGTAAGTGATGGTTCAGAAGAATTGACAGCAAAATTTAACAATATCTTTGGGTCAAACGTAGATTATAATGTTAATTCTTCAAAGGTGTTAACTCTACCGATAGACATTAATCAAAGCACGTCACAATCTGGCGATTTAATAATGCTCGAAACATCTAATATTAAAAGCAAATTATCAACTTCACTAGGCGGTGGAAGTAAAGATTTGTATAATGTTAATTATTCTGATTTTGATTTAAGTAGTGGTGACGTAGGAAACATGTCTATTGGTATATTTAGATTATTAAAAAATACATTGTCAGCATGTGCAGCAAACATAGACACCTCGACGGGTGTTCCGGATGATGATTGGTGGAGTTCTGAAATTAATCAAAAAACAATTAATATAGCAGATATATCCGGAAATATTCCTAGCTGGGCTAATCAAAGCAATGAAGACTCAATAGGTGATTATAAGCCAAATAGAGGACCGCTATCTTTGCACATGCATCATCGTTTTTTGGTGTGGTATAAGTGGTGTTATGACTTTTTATCAACAATACCTGTTAATCTTTTATTGATAAAGTCTCCGACGTCAATGATTTCTGATAATTTAAAACTATCAATTAACAGAGGATATATAGAAAAGATAATTACCGGTTTAACAGAAGCAATTAATGAATTAGGTACAGGCATAACAATTCAAAATGCTGATCCGGTTATTAATAGTGTTAAATCAAAAATAAAAGTATTGGAAATGGCAATTGATAAGCGTCAAGAATCTTTTGCAAATAGCGTGCATGCTTTTTTAAATCATAGTACTAATTTATACAGAATAGGGTCGTCAGAAAATTATGGAATTGAATCAATAATATCACCTGATTTTATGACAAGCATAGCACTTAAAAGTTTTGTTGAATCTGAAGATGGAGACTCTTTTAATCGTTTAAAAATGCAAAAAACTCTAAAACAAACACTTGCATTGGCAAACCCTTTGACTAATTCATCTATTTTAGGATCAAAAATAAGAAACAATGATTTTACAGAAAAATTAATTCCAAAAGAAGTTAATTTTAGTTTAAATAAAACTAGACTAATGTACAAAGTGTTGTCACAAAAAGGGTATGGTTTTCTTTTTAATGAAAGAAGAGGTTTAAAAACCATAATGAACGTAGGTATACCTAATGGCTTTATGACTGTTATGCAAAAAAATGCATACCAAAAAACCAAAAATGAAAAGTTTTTAGAGTCTCCTTATTTGTGTATTACTATTAATAAAAACAATCACTTGAGTGACGGAGAAATTTATTGTCCAAAGATATTTGTTTTTGATACAAGTGCTAATATTCTAGATATAAACTACTTAACTAAAGAAACTAGTTTTCATTTAAAGAACTATTCTGATAGTTTATCTATCGACCAAATTCTTTCTAAATATTTAGAAATAACAAGATTTAAACAACCAACAATAAACTCTTTAAACGATGAAATAGACATACAAATAGGCACCGGCCTTAGTGAGATTCCTAATGTAGATATCGCAACTAATCATTTAATAGACTATTGTTTGAAAGAGTACATGAAATTAACATCAGGTATGATATTTGATGAAGAAACATTTTTACTGGATCCGGATAGAAACATAATCGAACCTGATCTAGACCCAAAATACCAGTCAATATTTGATACAATTATTAATACAATATTTGAAACATACCCGCAAGTTAATGAGGATCCTCAATTATTAAATGAAGTTTACAGACTTACAAATGTAATTAAGCAAATAATGCCTTTTGCATCAAGAAGAAACTTTGTAAAAACAATAGCACCTAAAAAATTTGATAAGGTTTATTCCATCATTGTTAATGAAAAAGATTTTTTACTTAGAGGATTTACAGATATTTTCCAAGATGATCCAGTTAGAAGTATAGGATCAGCCCTTGAACGTCCGGAGTTAGTTGATAAAAATAAAATTGCCCAAGCAAAGTCAAATATTGGATCAAGTACAGGAGATAATAGTCTTATTGCTGCTTTAGGCAATTTATCAACTAGTTCAGCAAGTATAACTAGTGAGATTATAACAGACGAAATGTTAATAGACTATATACAACAAACTTTAGGAGACATATTTGATAGAAGATCTTCTATTATTCCTGTTAAAATTGATAGTTATGTTGAGTCTTTGTCTGAGAATTCTCCTGAGGTTTATAATTATTCAGTAAATGCTGTATTACTACCTAGTGATTTTTTAACACAAGTACAACCTCAATCTAAAGATAAAAAAGACGATGAATCGTCATCAGTAGAATTTAAGTATGCAACTGCTGATACCAACAAAGGATAATCAATGAGTATAAACAAGGGTACACAAAATAACAAAAATGGAAAGGAAAGTTCAAATAATGATTCAGGAAAAAAGAAGTCAGGTTTTCCAAGTGTAAGTGACGAATGTTTTAACGCATCTGGAATCTATAGTCAAATTCATAAATCTTTTTTATCTAGACCTTTAGATAAAATTAATATTCCAGAAATAAAAAATCTTAAAGTAGAATTTGAGTACAACTTTTATACTGTTGATGAAAGATCAGTACCTGATATTCCAGGCGAAAAAACCTTAGTTAATTTAGACATAGATAATTCTGATGAAATATTTTATAGAGTAAAAACACAAAAAAAACCTAGACTAGTTAAAGTTTCTTTTAAAAAGCCAAAAATCTACAACAATAGTTTAAATCTAGTCGATATTCCTGGCAAAGAAAAAGGATACGTTCTTTCGGCAATTGTTGATGACATATTAGTTGAAGGTGCAATGTCAAACGAAATATTTACCGGATTTGAACTAATAGACACTGGAAAAGAAGAAAAAATATATTCTATGCTCGAAAGCGCGCAAACAATTATTAATTCTAAAAATGCAAATGATTCAATTAAATCTGGTGCACAAAAACTTTTTGAAACGCTCAGAGAAAAAGGTGGATTGTTTGGCGCTGATAAAAAACTTATTGTTGATGCATTATCCGGACTAAAAGCACAAAATTTAAACTATTTTTCTGATAGGAAAAATCAAGAAACAGTAGTTACAAATGAAAACGATCCGTTAGGTAAACAAACTTTTTCAATTCAGCTTAATAATTTGTTAATGCATGATGTAATTAGAGAATCTTGTAGAATTCCAGACAATGTATATCAAGATGAATTAAGAGGTCTAGAGACATTATCAAAATCTATTTATGATAAATTAATTAAATCAATTCCACCAACAAATACTTACAACGAATTAGATTATCAACTTCAAGTACCGGCAATAGAAATGACGCCTATTAAAAGCGCGCAAGATGCAGCGCAATATCCTAGTGTAGAATTCTTAGGATATCTTGTAGAAAAATATGAACTTTTATCAAATGAAGGTGTTGTATATTTAGGAAAGTTTTTAATTGAAGATTATAATAAAACATTTTTTGTTGATTATGACGTGGTTTATGGTAAAAAATATTTTTATAAAATTAGAACTGTGTGCAGAATTAAAACTGTGGTAAGTACTGATAATATTACTAATAGTATTTTAAATCAGTCTATGTTGGCAACTGTATATGCTGCTTCGGAAGGTATATCTGATACTGTACTTTGTGAAGAAAATACTCCTCCCCCTCCTCCTGGTGCAATTAGTGCAACTTTTGATTTTAAAACTTTAAAGCCTAAAATTAGGTGGCAATTTCCTCTTAACAAACAAAGAGATATTGTTAAGTTTCAAATATTTAAAAGACTAGACATATTAGAGCCTTTTACTTTAATTGCAGAATATGATTTTGACCGGTCTGAGATTAAGTCTTTACCTAATGAAATTGCAATTAGTAAGAATATATATAAAATGTTATACCCCCGACTTTCTTTTATCGATAAAAGTCATAATGAAGGAGAAAAACCAATTTATGCTGTTGCTTGTGTAGATGCACATTCACTAAGTTCAAATTATAGTGCACAAGTACAAGTTGAAAGAAATCGATACACTAATAAAGTAGATAGAAAAATAATTAGTGGTCCAAATGCACCTAAGCCTTACCCTAACATGTTAATTAACCAAGACGCCTTTTTAGACTCTATTAAAACTAGTAAACTTAAAAATATGAAAATATTTTTTGATCCTGAATATTATCAGGTTTTCAAAACAAGAATTGATGAACAAGATGGTAAAGGTGGATCGATCAGAGAAGACAACTTAAATTTTTTGGCAATCGATCCTGATAAATTTACTTACAAACTTCAAATTATTAATGTAGATAACCAAAAAGATCAGATAATTAAAATTAAATTAGCTGATCGATCTAGTCCCGGCGGAAGCGGGATTGAGGTTAAACAGCCGGCTGAGAATTTTTCTAGAAATAATATCAGCTTTCAATATGGAATTAATTAAAAAAGTAAAAATATTTACGAAAATATTTTAATAAATATACTTATACGTATCGGAGAAATACAATATGGGATTTTTAGATCATAGTACAAACAATATTATTGTTGATGCTGTTTTAACAGATGCAGGAAGAAGAGCACTTTCTAGAAACGATGGATCTTTTCAAGTTTTTCAATTTGCCTTAGGCGATGATGAAGTTGATTATGAAATAATCGAACAGTATGGTAGAACAGTAGGAAAAGAAAAAATAGAAAAAAATACACCTGTTTTAGAGGCATTGACTGTTGGAAGTCTTGGTCTTAAATATAAACTTGTAAGTATAGATAATGAGTACGTTACACATTTTCCAAATATGACTATTAGGGTTGGTTCGGATGATGTAACAGCAGCAGGAGCAACTGTTCCTACATACAACAGAACAAATACTACGGGCACTAATAAGACCAAAACGATGACAATCGAAGTGCAACCTGCAGCAGGTACACCTAATGTAGATAATCAGTTAAGAGACAGCTCTTTTAGAGTAGAGGTTAATTCTATCTTTTTTCAAATCGATGGTGAGTCTCCTGATGTAATTTATACAGACAATATTGCTGTTTATGAAATTGGAGCAGGACCCGGGTCTAACAATATTGCATCTCAGGCAGTAATTGATCTAACTGTTAAACAAATGACAGATACAACGTTTAATGTTTATAGTACTTCAGGCGGAAGCGACATTAGAACTTATGTAAAGGTAACAGGAATTAATTCAGGTTTAAGTAAAACATTCGAATTAAAAATACAATAATTTAGAGGCAACATAAATGGCAACTTTTAAAACCATATCAAGCGCTGATATTAAAACAACGCAATCAGTGTTAAATCAACTAGTTGACTTTGTTGAAGAAGACATTTCAGGTTCTGCAACTAGAAAAAAATACCAAGTTTTTTTAACTAGCTCAGGTGATAATGCAATAACATCATCGATTTATCAAACTGTTTATGATCAAAATTTTACATTACAAACTTCTAATGAATTGTTTGATATGACTTACGGTCTGTATGCTTTGGGGACTTCTGCAACCGGATCACAGACCAGTACAGATATTAATGGAAAAAGATTATATTCAGAAAGTTCACCAATGATGAGAGAAAAGGTCAACGTTTATAGGCAATATGCTCAATTGCTTTTAGGAAATGCTGATGGCAGGTTTAGTGCTCCTTTTTCTAATGCAGCATCTGATGGATCTGATAATCTAGATGAAGCTTTGTTTATATCATTTAAAAGACTTTTTGTACGAGACGGTATTAAAAGAGAGACGTTTGCAATTAAAATGTTCCAAAGTTCTTCAGCTGGACACTCAACAGAGGCAAATCCTCAAAATATTAATATAACTGCTGTTAATCCTGCATCCGGATCTGCTATTTTTACAGACGTAGGATCAGCAACATCAATTGAAAGATCTGCTACAGGTGGAGACGTAGGAAATATTGTCAATGCTGCAAACACTTCTGAAACTGTAGGTTTGATGTTTTATCAACAAGGCATTGCGATTTTTGACATGTCAAAAGTTTTTAGTAATCAAATCATAACCGGTTCAATAGCAACTGTAGGTTCCAGTGCAACAAATGCAAATTTTTCCGGATCTTTTATACCAGACTTTGTAACGTCTGCGTCCATGGACGATGTAATTGATCACATTGCTTCTACTAGATTTGGATCCGGATCTAACACGACTTTAACCTTTCAAAATAATACAAAAATTAATTCAACACTAGTATACTGTAGAGCTACCGCTGATGAATTTAACTTTAGTTCAAACCCCACTTATACTAATAGTGAAGGAAGAGTTAGAGTTATTAACACTGGACAAGAAAATATTGAAAAATCTTTTGCTTTTGTAACAACAATCGGACTTTATGATGCAAATGAAGAATTACTGGCTGTTGCTAAGCTAAGTCGACCGGTCGAGAAAAATGATGAAAAAGATTTGACATTTAGAGTAAGGCTCGACTTTTAATTAAAAAGGAGCTTTTATGTCATTTGTCAAAATTGACAACAATAACTTTGATTCAATAACGCTTAATCTTAAGCCAAATTCTCATTTTATTTCCTCTTCGCTAGGACTAGGTGTAACAGGATCTAATTATGTTTCTCCTTTTAGATCTAAAGCGCTTAAGAAAAATTGGAGTGACAGTCTGGCTTTAAATTCGCCAGTATTAGAGTCAGGGTATACAGTTGAAGATAAAATCAAAGCTGCAAATGTTAATCAATTGTCATATGGATACATGCTTGATTATTTAAATTCTGTTAATCAAAAAGATACAATTGATAAATTTGATAAAACTATAGACGTTTTTAGATTTGACCAACCTGTCAATTTTAACAAAAATAGAACAATTAAAAATATTGTTAGAAAAAGTTTAATGCCATTTCATCAAATTAGATATGACAATTGTCATATGACTTATACTAATTATCATACACTAAACTTTTTTAATAGTAATACCATTCCTAGTGGGTCTGCTTTAATATACCCAAATGTTGAAGAAGTTTACAATTTACCTGATTCATTTAGTGTTAATTTTTGGATTAATCCTAGATATACTAGTGAAGGTATATATCACGCTGGAACAGTCCTCCATATGTCATCATCAATTGCAATATCAATTGTCTCAGGTTCAAATAAAAATGAAAATAATGAATCGACTGATTTTAAGATATTATTACAACTTAGTCAGAGCGCAGATATTGCACCTTCAAATATTAGTTTAAGTAGTCCTTCAGGAAACTACCCACAAGATCTAATATTTACATCTTCAAATTCACTACACAAGAACAATTGGCATCATGTTTGTATCCAATGGTCAAACTTATTTAATAATAGTACCGGTTCTATATTTATAGATGATAATGAAACAACATTTCACATTAACTCTGCTTCTCTATCAGCTCATTCTGATTTATCACCACCAGGTGTCGTTATAGGAAATTACTTTAATGCACCGTACGGAGTTCAAGCTAATATTTTAAACTCGAGTTCAGCTGAAAGTGAAGGTTTTTTACCAAATGTTGATGGTGCAATTTCAGATCCTGCAATTACTGAGATAATGCTAAATCACCCTCTCAATGCCGAAATACATGAATTAAAAATATATAATAAAGTTTTAAGATCTATTGACTCTCTTTTTGAAAACGAAAGGGAATCAGTTAAAAACAGCGGCCCAGCTAATTTTAACAATTTAATTTTTTATGTGCCTCCGTTTTTCTACCCGCAGACACCAGAAAGGGAAGTTTTAGTAACACCTTTTCAAAAAATTACAAGTTACACAGATGATCCTTTTAATTCGTCTTTTTCTTTTGGTGTTAATGGTAAAATGATTAATTTAGAAAATTTTACCAGAGAATTCGTTAATGGGAGAAGCCCTAGGCATTTTAATTTAGTACCTCAAATTATCAATAATACAATTGAAGATATAACAGCTGATCAGTATGTTTATAGCTCTGGTTCTATAAAGAAAAGAAATATGACAATATTGCCAAATGATAATGGTCTTTTTAAGCCAAATTATTTTGCTTTAAGCAGTTCTCCCATGTCAGCTAGCGAAAAATGGACACATGATCAATTTCGTTATAGTAATAAAAAAGATTACTCAATTATTAGCTTGGAAAACCTTATTCCTAGTTCTTCTCTATACCCAGGATTAGTAGCTTCACAAGGGACTATATTTGAGGAAATAGCAGGGGCTAGCCCTGAAAATCCAGGAGTTTCCCCGGGATCTGTTCTAACCATTGCTCAAAGAACTAGAGATCTAAGCAGTAACGAAATAGTCATAACCGATATATCAAATATTTACTATGGCAATAAAATTCATCCAGGTTCGTTTGAAATGTATGAAAAAGATTTGACAGGATCAGACGGCAAAGTCAAGATAACAATCAAAGATAACGAAAGAGGAGGATTGTATAGGGCAGACTGTTTGACAAAGCAAGCAGATTGGAACAATATTGGTAATTTATTTTACGATGAAGGAATTGCAATTATTAAGTCTCCTCATTTATTTTATTTTGGAAAAGACATGTTAGATGTAAAATTTAAAGGTGAGCAAAACTTACACACAATGATTTTAGATATTCCTGTTTTCTCTGAAATGTTTAACTCTTCTTCCAATCCTACGTTTACGATTGTACAGCCATCAACGGCCGCTAATGATGAAGATTTATCCTCTATATACATCACCACAGTTAACATTCATGACAATAACCTTAATATTATTATGAAGGCAAACTTTTCACAACCTGTTTTTAAAACAGAAGAAGACGAGTTTGTTATAAGACTAAAAGAGGATTTTTAATTGTTACTGGCATTAGATATATCTACTAGCTGCACTGGTTATTGTATTTTTAACGAGAATAAACTTGTAGACATTGGACAAATAAACTTAAGTAAACATAAAGGGCTGTTTGAAAAAGCTTCCTATGTTAAATCTAGGATAATAGAAGTTAAAAAGAAATATGGCATCACCCACGTTGCCGTTGAAGAAAATCTTCAAGCATTTCGTCCTGGGCTAAGTTCTGCAAAAACTCTAATGACATTGGCACAGTTTAACGGTGTAGTTCGCTGGATTTGTTATGAAGTATTGTCTGTACCTGTTAATGCAATTAATGTGAACTCAGCTAGAAAGTCGATTGGTTTAAAAATAGATAAGAAAAATAAACAAAAAAATACAAAGCAGCAAGTTTTAGAGTGGGTATCCAATGACAACCCTAGTATTAATTGGCCTACCAAGGTATTAAAATCGGGCCCTAATAAAGGTAAAACAAGAATTTGTGCAGAAGCATATGATATGGCAGATGCCTATGTAATAGGCAAGTCATTTTTAATTGAAAATTTATAAACATAATAATACAATACCTGTATGGATATTGTAACTACACAAGAAAAAATCGATCTATTGGAAGCAGCCTTTGGAGAATCTTCATTGGCAAACAGTGGTAAAAACATATCAGTTGTGTGCCCATCTTGCAAACAAGATAGTAAAAGCAGTTCGAAGAAAAGAAAACTATCTATTTGTCTAGATAAAGGAATATATCACTGTTGGGTATGTGAAACGAAAGGAAAGAACATTGCTTCTTTTGTAAATCGATACACTCAAAACAAAGCGCTAGCCAATAAATTAACGTCAGCTTTTGGAATAGTCGACTTAATTGAAAAAGATGTAGAAGAAAAAATAGTTAAGCTACCAGATGACTTTGCACTGCTATACGACAATACTACGCGCCAAGGTAGTATTGCAAGAAGGTATTTAGAGTCACGAGGATTAAGCACAGATGATCTTTTAAAGTTTAAAATAGGAATAAGTAACGAATACGAATATTCCAACAGAGTTATATTTCCGTCATTCTGTGACAATATGAAACTTAACTATTATTTGACCAGAACATATGACGAGGCTCAAAAAAGAAAATACAAAAACTGTAATGCAAGTAGAAGCGATGTCATATTTAACGAATATTTAATTGACTGGAAAAAGCCGGTAATACTTGTTGAAGGTGTGTTTGATTCGATAAAAGCAGGCGACAATTCAATTCCGATGCTTGGAAGCTGGATAGACGAAAGCCATTATCTATTTAAAAGAATAGTAAAAGAAAAGTCTAGTGTTGTACTAGGTATGGATCCGGATGCACATCAAAAAGAGTTAAAAATAGCAAAAAAATTATCTGAGTATGGTATAGATGTAAAAATAACACAAAATAAAATGACAGATATAGGCGACATGTCGAAGAAAGAAGCAAATTATTTAATTCAGACAGCTAAGAATTATGAAATATCTGATAGAATAACATATTTATTAGAGAATATATATTCAGGATCAATATTTTAGGAGATAATATGTCCAGACTAAATAAGCAAAAAATAAGAAGCCTAGTAATACAAGAGTTGGCAAAAGTCGTTGGTGAAGATACGCTAGTTAATCGTGTAAAAGATATGAATAGAGATACAGGATATGACGATATCCAACGAGTAAAGAAAGGTAATGCTGTCATGCATGACACATGCCGACAATGCGGTGGTTCCGAAGTATATGAAGGTGATTGCATGGAATGTGGTTATTCTAGAGGAGGCATGCTTGAAGAAGGTGATTGTGGCTGTGGATCATGTCCGACGTGTGGTGACAACGATTTGGATAATGATTTTATTCCTGATCATTTGGAGCATGGAGTGCGATTTCCAAATCCTCGACCTGATCATGACTTTTTAGAAGATGATATTACACATATTGTTATGGGTGCTTTAGGTGGTCAAATTGACAACGGTCAATTAGATGGCCATGAATATAAGAATAACAATTATATGGCAAAACCCTCCCTTTATAAAGTTGCAAAATATTCCCAAAAGCTTTTACAAATGATCCCTGATGGATATGAATTAGATGACTGGCAAAGAACAAAAATTGCTCAAATATCTGACGATATATCTGAAGTGTATCATTCTCTAGATTATGATTTTTATGATGACGAGTTTTAATGAAATCTATACAAGGACTATTTAAAGAAACAAAAAATGAAATAGATGTATCACATGCAAAAAGAATGGCCAGAAGATGCAGATACTTTGACATGTCTTGTTTTGATAAAATACCTAAAATTAATTACCCTAAGGAAGGTACACAAAGGTTTCAGAATGATATGAAAGAAGTAGTACGTTGCTATAATACGCCTAGTATGACAACTAGTTTTCTTAGACAAAGTGATGAATCCGTAGAAGATATATTTAAAACGTATTGCAAGGAAAACGGCTACAAGAATATTGATTGGAAAAAGATATCTGGCATACTTGATGATGTCGACTCAATCGTTTTAAAGTTAAAATATGACAATAATAGACCTAGACCGTTACACTACTTTGACAGTCAAGACAGCACTCAGATTAAATATAAGAAATCACCTAGCTTTCCAAGCGGTCATACAACAATCGCATATTTTTTATGTGATGTTTTATCTTCCCAAATTCCTGAAATTAAAAACGACTTACAAACCCTAGCAGGATTGATTGGTCAAACCAGATTAGAAAATGCTGTACATTTCCCTACAGACGTTGAGTACGGTAGATTAATTGGTGAAACATTGGCTTCTATTTTTTTAGATAATGATAATACAATGGGTGAGATAGAAGGTGGTCTCAAAAATAAGCATTATAAAAAATTTGCCAAAAAAATGAACAAAAAAGCACATCATGTTTACGGTGAAAATGATTGTCAAAAAAACTTTGCACATGACATAGCTGATTTTTTGCACCGGACAAATCAGATAGAATTTTATAATCTTTCATATGATGAATGCTTTGATGCCGCAAAACATTTAATGGCTGGACTACCTAGCGAGTTTATAACTAAAAACCCACATATTAAATCACAGATTGACGGTTTAGTTATGGCAAGTGTATGTATGCCAATAGACAACAATTACAAAGTTAATAAAATTCATAAATGCTTTCATCCTAATGTCTTAGAACGAGGTGCACCAGGCGAATTTAGAAACTTTTCTCATAGTTCCCGTGCGTCTGTTTCATATCCCGAACCTAACACAATAGATAGCTATCTTAAAGCAACACATAACTTTATAGATAATCCGTGGATAAGACATTTACTTTATGAATATGTACATCCATTTTGCGATGGAAACGGTAGGTCAGGAAGAATTGTAATGGCTGCAGATTGTGATTTTGATTTTTCAAAAGTTAATCAAATGATAAGTAGTGATTATATAAAAAATATAATAGCACACATGCAGCCTGATAAGATGGAAAAACTACTAAAAATGTAACTTTGCCGTTTATTGTGTATAATATAAAGGCAAGGAGGATTTATGGGAAGAAAAATCAATAGAAAAGAATTGAGCAAAATCAAGGCTAAACTTAGAGAACAAAATGCTGTTGAGATAGAACAACAGCTTCAAAACCAAACAATCACAGAAGATAATTCTGACAATACACCTAAGACACTTAATGATATTAAGAAAGCAATTCGTGAAGAAGCTAAAAATTCACCAGAATCGCAACCAGCAATAAGCAAGTCAGCACAAATTAAAAATGCCAAAAAGAAAGCACGTAAACATATGTCATCAGAACCTAAGACTCGTGGAATTAAATGGAACCATAAAATTGGTGACCTTGTATTGATATCACATAGAAATGTATCAGAACAATCTTATGGCATTATTGTTAGTGAAGATGTAGACGAAAGCTATAATGGAACAGGTAGTCACGCTGTGCATTATGATAGAACCCTATTTCTTGTTATGTCACCATCAGGTAATCATTGGCATTACGCAAAGTCACTAGCAGTTTGTAAATAATGTAACACAGTCTCCAGTAGTTTATAATAACACTGCAACAACAACATCCAACCAAGGAATAATAGCAATGTCTGTCATACTCAGCAATCCGGCCTTCATTGGAAGACCTCATAACGAAGATCTCTTTTACTTTCTTAAATCAATAGGATGGAATATGAATTTACATCCTCGTTCTGGTGAAAAGTTTATCCATAATGGTGTTTATAATAAAAGCGCTAAGTCAAACGAAGGCCTCTATCAAGGTAAAGACGGAAAATATTATTATTGTTCATTCCAAGAACATCTTAAAGACGATGGAACTTTTCACTTCTTTCAGTATTCCATACAAAAAAAATCTAGAACTAGTAGTAATTATAAAGTTCTAATTGCAGGTACTTTGACAACAGACAAATATGAGCCTTTACCACCTGGTTGGCCTGAAGACCCGAACTTTGTATATGAAGTCACACCTAAACAAGTTGACAAAAAGGTAAGTGAAATTAAGGCTCTAATCAAAAGTGTAACAGTATAAATAATAAAGTATAATATAACCATAACCTAATCATCCAGGAGATATAATGGATATTAAAACCTTCGTACAAGTAATTTCAAACTTACCGCCAGATATTGCAGTTTTGGCAAAAGGACCTACGGGCATTGGTAAGTCTCATATTGTTCACCAAGTTGGCAAAAGACTTAATATGGAAGTTGTTGATCGACGCTTATCATATATGACTGAAGGCGACTTAATTGGTTTGCCTGAATTGGTTGACGGCACCACAAGATTTGCACCTGTTGACTGGTTTATTCGAGCATGCAATGAACCTTTAATTCTATTCTTTGACGAGCTTAATCGCGCAACAATTGAAGTGCAACAATGCGCTTTCCAAATTGTACTTGATAGAGAGCTCAATGGTCATAAATTACATCCTGAAACACGGGTTTATGCAGCAATTAATGAAGGATCTGATTACCAAGTTTCAGATATGGATCCTGCACTTCTTCGACGTTTTTGGTCAATTGGTTTAGAGCCTACAACTAACGACTGGTTAGACTGGGCAGGAACAATAGGAAATATCGATCCTATCATTGTTGAATTTATCACAAAATACCCAGCAAAGCTTAGACATGAAGGCCAATTCGAACCAGGTAAGGTATACCCTAATCCAGCTTCCTGGGCACGCTTAGATGCTGCATTTAAGCATGCTAATATCACACCATCAGAGACTACTGATATCGATGACTCAGCAATCAGAGATCTTCAATACTCAATGTCATTAGGTTTTATTGGTGCTGAAACAACAATTGCATTTAATGAGTTCATTAGAAAATATAAGTCAAATTTTGGTGCATTAGATGTATTTGATAGATACACACCCGGCTCAGCTACTAAGTCTAAAATTGATAAACTATCTACAGATAAGAAAAATGACTTATTAGGATTAATTGCAAGATATACAAAAGATAACGATATCGCAATAACACAAATTGAAAGAGCATGTAACTTTGTTTGTGCTTGTTCTGAAGAGATGTTAGTTAATTTTATGAACATGGTGATGGAAAACAAAAACTTAGAAAATATCAAAAAGTTTCACAAGTTCCTTGGCGACAAATTTGTAAATGCTGTTAATGGTGCAAACGGAACCAAAGTGTAACCTATCTTTATTATGTATATAATATTAACAACCAAGGAGGTTATATGGAAAACATTACCGAAAATAATGAAATTGAATTAAATAATCAAAAAGATTTCGATGCAATATTGCTTAAATTTCTTTTACATGAACCTTTCTTTTCACATATTGTTAGGTGTATGCGCAAAGAAATGACATACTCAATACCTACAGCAGGTGTGTCTTGCGCAAATGGTGACATTGTTCTTTATTGGAACCCAAAGTTTTTATCAAGCCTAACTACTAAAAAAGTATTTGGTTTGTTAAAACATGAATGTTACCATTTGATATATCAGCATGTTACATCTAGAAAGCAGGATCCTCATTTAATGTGGAACATCGCAACAGATTTGGCAATCAATTCAACAATTCCTAAATCAGAATTGCCTGATGGTGGTCTAATTCCTGGTGAGCGATGTATTGAAATTGAAAATTCTTATGCACCTGAAAAAGCACAACAATTATCAGATTTTATTGCTTCACTCCCTAAGGGAAAATCGTCTGAGTGGTACATGGAAATAATTATGTCCTCTGATGAAAATCAAGAACTAATTGAGGAAATGTTTGCACCGCCTAGTTTAGAAGACCTTTTTGGATCGGGCGATGGCGATTGCAGTGGTAATGACATTGGTGACGGTGATGGTTCAAAAGATGGTAATAACGGCAAAAAACCCGGAAAAGGTACATGTGCAGGATTTGATTATCACTTTAATGATGATTCATCATCTCCAGGTGACAAGGCAATGGTCGACGCTAAAATTAAGGATATTGTCAAAAAAGCAGCGCAACGGTGTGATCGATCAAAAAACTGGGGAAGTGTAAGTAGTGCAATACGTCAAGAAATTATTGCCTCATTTGCTGATGAAATTAATTGGAAGGCAGTTTTAAGATATTTTTGTGGTACTAAACAAAAAGCTAACAGGACTCGATCTTTTAAAAAGATCAATAGGAAGTATCCTTATATTCACCCGGGTAGAAAAACAAAGTACACATCAAACATCGCTATCTATATCGATCAGTCTGGTTCTGTCGATGATGTCTCGCTTCAAGATTTCTTTAGTTCACTAAATGACTTAGTTTCTCGTGTTAACTTTACTGTGTATCACTTTGATTGTACTGTTGATGAAGATAGCAAGCATAGATGGACTAAAAATAAAAAAATTACTAAGGCATATCGAACTCGAAGTGGTGGTACAGACTTTGATGTTGTTGAAGATCACTTTAGAAAAGTAAGCTCTGAATATGACGGTTATATCATTATGACGGATGGATATGCTCCCAAACCAAAAACTTGTATTTCTAAAAGATGCTGGGTATTATTACCAGGTGTACAACAAACATTTCAGTTTGATAAAAGAGATACAGTTGTTAAAATGACTCGAGGAGCTAAAACATCATGAAAATACTACATATTGCCGACGTACATTGGAGAGGATTGTCTAGACATCAAGAGTATGTCTTAGCCTTCAAAGATCTGTTTAAACAGGCAGAAGAGCTAAACCCAGACATTATCTATGTAGGCGGCGATATTGTACATTCTAAAACACAAGGGATATCCCCAGAGTTAATTGAAAATCTTTGCTGGTGGTTTAATGGTCTGGCTAAAATAGCACCAACACATGTCATTCTCGGGAACCACGACGGCCTAATCCTCAACAAGGACAGGCAAGATGCTATTACACCTATTGTAGAAGCATTGGATAATCCAAATATATTCTTATACAAAAATTCAGGAACATATGAGTTTGCTCCTGGGTTTGAATGGTGTGTTTTATCTTGCTTTGATGAAGAAAATTTTCACAGGGCTAAGCCTAGCAAAGATAAAGTTAGCATTGCACTCTATCACGGCGCTGTTAGAGGTAGTCTTACTGATGTTGATTGGCAACTTGAAGGCGAGTCAACATTGGACTTATTTAAGTCATATGATTTTGCCCTCTTAGGCGATATACATAAAAGACAGTTTCTAAATAAGAAAGGTACAATTGCCTATTGTGGTTCTACAATTCAGCAAAACTTTGGAGAAGATAGCGAAAAAGGCTTTTTGTTATGGGACATCCAGAGTCCTGACGACTTTACCTGTAATTTTTACCCTGTTGAAAATCAGTATCATTTTGTAACTGTTGACTGGCAAGGAGATGTACAAAGAACAGTGAATAAGTGTAGAGAATATCCTAATCTATCTAGGTTTAGAATTAAGGCTGATAATTACATAAGCCAAGCTGATGCAAGAAGATTACAAAAAATTTTGACAAAACAAAAAGCAGCGTCAGAAGTTGTTTTTAAAGTCGACTCAAAATTTGATTCAGGTAAAATTGAAACAAACACTACGGGCGGAATGTCAATTGACCTTAGAAGTCCTGAAAAGCACAAAGAACTTATAAGAGAATATTACAATGGAAATCATCTTCTCAAAGATGATCTAGACAAACTAGACGATCTTGTTGACAGAAGTCTTTCTGAAATATCTCATTCTGATACAGACTTACGAAACGTTAGATGGTCTATTAACAGCATAAAATTTGATAATTGTTTTTCTTACACTGATAGCAACTATATTAATTTTGAAAATCTTCCTGGGATAACCGGGATCTTTGGTAGGAATGCAAGAGGTAAATCATCAATTATTGGGACAATAGCATACGCCTTGTTTAATACATCAGACAGAGGTGCAATTAAAAATATACACTTGATCAATACTAGAAAAAATTCATGCAAAGCTGAGCTAGATATATCTGTTAATAATATACCTTATCGAATTGTTAGGCAGACAATTAAAAAGCAAACTAAGAAAAACATATGGGCACCCACAACACTTAAGTTTTATCGTCTAGACAAGTCTGGTGAGGTCATTGAAGATCTAACTGAAGAGCAACGTAGAGAAACTGAAAAGATTATTAGAGGAATGCTAGGTACATCAGAAGAATTTTCAATGACATCACTTGCCAGTCAAGGTGATATGAATAGCTTTATTAAAGAAAAAGCAACAGCACGTAAAGCAATACTTACAAATTTTTTAGATCTAACTGTTTTTGATGCAATGAATGAGTTTGCAAAAAAAGAAAGCGCTAATTTAAAGCAACAAGCAGCTTCCATTAATAAGGGCGATTGGGTTAAACAGATAAGTATAAAAGAAAACAGCATCACATCAGTTAAGGCATTAATTAAACTAGAAGAGCAAAGCATCACTAAACTTAAAAAAGACTATGAGACTTATGTAAAAGAACTACATTCAAACACAGATAATAGCTACATTACTCTCCGCGAGGTAGAGGTAGCCAAGTCAAAATGGCAAAAAAGTTTAAAACACATTCAAGAATCAGAGTCATTAAGAGACAATCTCAAAGACGAAATATTTGAAGTGGAACAAAAAATTGAAAAAGTAGATTTATTTTTATCAAACTTTGATGTTGATGATATTAAACAAAAACGAGATGCACAAAAAGAAATAAATCGACTTTTGTCTGAAATGCAGAGTGATTTAAAATACGAAAGAAAAGAGCTCTTGACAATAGAAAAATCAGTTGAAAAACTTAGTGAAGTACCTTGCGGAGATAGTTTTCCAACATGTAAATTTATAAAAGAATCACATTCAAACAAAAAAAAGCTTGATAGGCAGCGAGACAAAGTAACTGCGCTTAAAATAAAAGTAGATGACCTTAAGACTGCATTTAAAAAGCTAGGAAAAGAAGACTACGATATACAATTAGATAAGTATAATGCTATAGTGCAAAGAAAATCACATCTAGTCTCTTCAATATCTAACATACTAATTAAAATTAACAGCCATGAAAAAGATATTGAGAATACTCGCCCGTTGATTCCGGAATTAGAAACGACATATAAAGATTTAAAGGAAATGTTTGACAATCAGGACTCAAACGACAGCCAATTATTGCTTGAGAAAAAGATTAAATCGACAAACAACGATATTAAAAATCTAGATAAAAATAGAACTTCTCTCATTACAAAACTAGCAAAAGAAAAAGCCGAAAGAGATATGCTAGTAAAACAAAAAGAGGAGTTTGAAAAGATAAGCAAGTCTTTGAGGGCTTATGATTTATTTTTACAAGCAACGTCAAACAAGGGTATCCCGGTACAAATTATACACTCTATGCTTCCGCAAATTAATGCAGAAATATCTAAAATTCTTAAAGGTGTTGTAGGATTTACAGTTGAATTAGAAGCAGATTTAGAAAGTAATTCAATGGATATTTATATTAACTATGGAGATAGTAGGCGTATTGTTGAGCTAGGATCCGGGATGGAAAAAATGATGTCATCTTTAGCAATTAGAGTTGCATTGATTAATGTATCGTCATTGCCAAAGACTAGTATGTTAATGATTGATGAAGGTTTTGGTGCTTTGGATGAAACAAATCTAGAAGCTTGTGGTAAACTATTACAATCACTTAAAAAATGGTTTAAAAATATTGTTATTATATCACATATTGATGAGATCAAAGATATTGTTGATAACAATATTGACATTATTAAAAAAGGAGTCGACTCATATGTTTATCAGCCCTAAGATTAAAATAATAGGAAAACATATTAAAGAAAACTTTTATTGCAATTTATGCAACTATCCACTTTTGACTTTAGAAGATTTTAATAAAGAAAAACTATACCAATGCTGCCATGAATGCTATTTAAGTTTTATAGAAAGTAGAAAAAATGAATGGAAAAATGGTTGGCGTCCTAATAAAAAAGAAATAGATAGTTATATATCTATAAGAAATAAACTTTATAACAAGAAGGAGAAATAATATGTCACTTAGTTTTGAAGAAGTTAATATTCTAGGAAACTTAATTAACGATACATTTGGAAAACCAGCAACTCAAACAGGATATAGCTCTGTTGAACAAGGAGGTAATCCTAGATACGGAGGTTATTCTAAAGGAGGTACGGGGACTGTAAATTCAGTTGCAACTAAGTCTAACTTACAAGGTGATATGCTTTGTGTAACTAGTTTGTGTATTGTCAATTTAGGGCCTCACGGTCATCAGCACCAAGTAATTCAGCAAACAGAGGATGAACTCAATAGTCATATTAATGCTTATATGAAAAATCTTAAAGATAGATTTAAGAAAAAAGAATATGCTGGTAGAGCACTTAAGACAAAAGAAGACAAAAACAAAAGAACGACAGATGTTCAAATGATTAATCACTATGCAGAAACAAGGCAGGCATACATTTATAGAAGAGCTTATTTTGAGGTGAGCTAAATGGCCAGGCTTTCAAAACAAGCACAAGTTAAAGAAATTATTCAATGCGGAAAAAATCCAAATTATTTTTTTAAAAACTATTTAAAAATACAGCACCCAGTCAAAGGTCTTATTCCGTTTGAAATGTATCCTTTTCAAGAAGATTGCGTAGATGAATTTAATGAGCATAGATTTAATATTATTCTTAAATCAAGACAGTTAGGTATATCTACGCTAACTGCTGCTTATTCTGTCTGGATGGCAATTTTTAAAAAAGAAAAAAACATCCTTGTGATTGCTACAAAGCTTAAAGTTGCCCAAAACTTTATTATTAAAGTAAAAACAATGATCCGATCCTTGCCAAAGTGGTTGCTTCTACCAGAAATAGTCTCAAATAATAAGCAAGAAATAATGTTTAGTCACGGATCACAAATTAAAGCAATTCCAACTTCAGACGATGCAGGTCGTTCTGAAGCACTTTCTTTATTGATTATTGATGAGGCTGCATTTGTTAGAAACTTTGATACAATTTGGACCGGTATCTATCCTACTATTTCTACTGGTGGCCGGGTTGTTATTTTATCGACACCTAACGGAGTAGGTGGACAATATCATAAACTTTATACAGAAGCTGAAGCTGGACTTAATGAATTTAATCCAATTAAACTTATGTGGGATGTGCACCCAGAAAGAGGTGAGGACTGGTTTAAGCGAACGACGGCAAACCTATCTAAGAGGCAAATCGCCCAAGAGTATCTATGTGATTTTGCCATCTCTGGAGAGACATATTTAGACACAGGGACACTTGAGTGGGTTGGTTCCTTAGTTACTAAGCCTATTATGAGAGAAGGCACAGATAACAATGTATGGATCTGGAAACAACCTTTAAGTGAACATGAATATGTAATATCAGCTGATGTATCTAGGGGTGATGCAAAAGACTATTCCACTTTTCACGTTATAGACGTTAATGAATCGGAAGTTGTTGCTGAATATAAAGGAAAAATACGGCCAGATACTTTTGCAGAATTAATAAATACATACGGTATAAAATATAACAAAGCTCTTGTATGCCCTGAAAATAATAGCTATGGGTATGCAACAATATTAAAATTGCAAGAATTAAAATATCCTAGACTTTATTATCGAAAAAGAAAAGGTGTATATATTGGTGATTATGTTCCACAACAAACACCTGATGTAGCTGGTTTTAACACTAATGGTAAAACTAGAGGTACTGTATTGGCAAAACTTGAAGAAGTTTTAAGAAATAAACAGTTAAAAACATACTCATCTAGATTTTATGAAGAATTAAAAGTTTTTGCAGTAGGTAATGATGGACGAGCTTCTGCAAGAAGAGGCTATAATGACGATTTAGTAATGAGCTTAGCTATTGGTACATGGCTTTTTGATGCATCATCTGACTATAGTAAAAATTCAAAGGCAATAAACGAAGCAATGTTAAACGCAATGTCAAAAAGAGTCAATCCCTATACAGAAACATCAGAAAATATAATTTCTCCAGTTTCAGTGTATACTGGTAATCAGAAGCAAAACAGAGACTCTTCTAAAAGATACTTTGGAGGAGCATCTACCAAACAAAAACAAAGTATTAATGATAATAAATGGCTTCTTTAAGTTAAGGAATATATATGGCACAAAATGAAAGAAACTTGTTTAAGAGACTGACTAGGCTTTTTAGAAGTGGACCGGTTGTAAAAAGAAACGTTTTAAAAAATACTGATAAAAACTATACATCTTCTGCTTTTGAGCAGTTTAGAAAAAATCAATCACAAGTGTATAGTAATGCAATGTCAGCGTATGGTACTTACGATAGAATGGCAAGATATTCTGATTTTTCTGAAATGGAATATACACCTGAAATCGCGAGTGCTTTAGATATATATTCTGAAGAATCAGTGTCAGCTGATGAGGCCGGAAAAACCCTACATATTTATTCAGACAATCCTAAAATTAAAGAGCTACTGAACGAATTATTTTATGACACACTTAACGTTGAATTTAACATGTCATCTTGGGTTAGAAATTTAGTTAAATATGGGGACTGCTTCTTATTTAACGATGTACATCCAAAACATGGTGTAATTAACGCATATCCTTTACCTATATCAGAGGTAGAAAGAGAAGAAGGATTTGATCCTAATGACCCAATGGCAGTTCGATTTAGATGGGTAACACAAGGAAATCAAGTTTTAGAAAATTGGCAAGTGTCTCATATGAGACTTTTAGCAAATGATGCTTTTTTGCCTTATGGAAGTTCAGTCCTGGAGCCGGCTAGAAGAATTTGGAGACAAATGATACTTCTAGAAGACGCAATGTTAGTTCATAGAATTGTTAGGGCACCAGGTAGAAAAGTTTTCTATATTGACGTTGGAAACGTTCCTCCTGAAG